AGGCTACCGTTTAATTCCTTTAACCCATAATTATTAACTATATTTTTTGCACTTAAATAAGGATGCTCAACACAATCATTGCACTTTTTAAATCTCTCTCTAACCTCTTCTGCTACTTCATCTTGCCTCCGTTTCTTATGTTCTTCCCCTTGACGTATAGCTTCTTCGAGTTTGGTCTTTAGAACCTGTCTCTGAGTATCATTTAATTGGTTGGGATCAACAGAAGACCACTTACCCTGTAAGCCTGTTCTCCAGTTACCCCATACGCAGTTCTGATAATCGCCTGTCTCGTTAAAGACATACCAACCAGAACGCTCTCCATGTTTATCAGGGCGAACACCAGCTCCCGCTCTAACGGGTACTCTGACTAATTCGCCTGTGGTATTAATGTAATCAATGAACAGACCATCATCAGTCATTTCATTAATTAATGAATCTATGCTTTTCTTTTGTCCACGAAATTGAAAGTTCTCGTCAATGACGATTCCCTCTTCGCCTACATACTTTCTTAAATCAACCATTTTCTCGTAATTCTTTTACGAGAAGTCCTTTATCAGCTAACTCCGAACAATAATTTAGATACTCTGCTATTGCTTTACCAAATAATTTTATTCTTTGATCTCTCTCCCACTCGTGCATTACAAATGTATTTTCCTTCTTTGCAATGTCTAAGTAAGTATCTTTAGTTAAGGTCAAGGCATACTTGATGCCTTCATAATTTAATTGTGCGACATACGGTAAAGGTTCTCCTCTTTCTAATCTTTCCTTTATCTTCTTGGTGTGTTCCATACAACAACTTCCGTAGTAACGATCCTCATATCGTAATAACAGACCTCCGCTGGGTGACGTGCAATAACTGCACAACGAAGGTCTGTCATACTTTAAAGGTTCATTAGAACGGGACATCTTCGCCAGACGTTTCTTCTTTAGGTTTCTGCGCTACCTTCTCTGTAGTTTCTTTTTTTACCACAGGTTGAAACGTATTACCGAAGTCTTCCTTTATCTCCATGTAACCCTTTTCACCTTCAACAAGTTCTGCTGACAGAGACTTGCCTAAAAGTTGAACACTAGGATCAGTCAATGCGCCTGTTACTCCACACGCTTTGCCAATCTTTCTAAGTGTTTCCACACCTATGCTAACTGCCTTGTCGCTTGTGTTATGAGCCATAGTGCAAGCATAGTTCATGTTAATGGTTGTATCTTCTACTTCAAAAAATAACTTTAAAGCCTCCCAACCATTAGCACCTGTAATGATTTCATCACCACAGAATGTCATGTTATACCTACCTGGTGTTAGCTTACCTCCGCCTCCACCGCCTTCGCTTACGCTATCCACATCTAAGTCGTGGCCATACTTGGTTATATCTACCATTTTTATCTCCTTTAATTTTTGATGATTGCCTCTCTGATTGAATCCCAATCAAAAGGCATTTCTTCAGGTAAACCATATCTGTTCTTAGCTAAGAACGCTGGTTTCGCCTGTGTGTAAATTACACGATCTCCCTGAACTGCTTTAGTGTTTGTCTGCCCGCCTTTTCCCTGTGTCTTAACTGTACCCAGTTTAAAGTTAGCAAAGAAACAACAATCACTATGCTCAAGTATTAAGTCTCCCGCTTTCCTGTGCAACTTCAGCTCGTGTCTGTCGTATGCCTCAATCTCAGGCGACTCAAATCTTTTTATCTGATTATGTGCAATCTGAATAATCGTCATGCTCTTCTCATCTCTAAGACGATTGAGTATGTCTATGTATTCTCTCCATTGTTTAAGAGCCTCTACATAACCACGACCATAACCAAATTCTTCAATAGACTTCTTGCCATGCTCTTGACAGACCTTCTCCCATATCAGAGGTTCAAGCCAATCTAAAGAGTCAACTGCTAAAGTCTTATACTCATGATCTTCATCTAATAAAGTTTTAAGATTAGCTATAAACGTATCGTAGTCTTTAGCCACAGGAAAGTGATCACATTGAATCTTACCCATACCATCTTCTGTCAAAGCAAAGATAGGTGCGTTCATACCAGATGCAAAGGATGTTTTACCAATCCCCGCACCTCCATATAACACAAGCTTGGGTGGCTTGAGCTTAGTCTTCTTTCTTATATCAGCTAGACTCATCTTCCACCTCTACTACTTCTGCATCGATCTCAGGCTCAGTTTCTAGTAACTGCTTTAAAGAAACCTCACAACCTATGATTGTAAAATCTATCTTACGCAGTTCAGCGTTAGCTTGTGCAACAAAGTTTTCTTTGTTCTCAACCAACAACTTTCTTTCGTTAAAGAAAAGCTTTGCTTCATCAGACATATCCGATACAAATATTTTCGGCCCATCTCCAAATTGCACAAAATCTTCTTCTTGTGCTTTCTGATCTTTTTTATCAGTCATTTTTTTCTCCTACATATTGTTTATAACTATCGCAAATATCCTTCGCATTACAGAAACGACAAGTCTCTTTGCTTGGGTTGTATTGCGGTTCTTCTTCGTCACAAGCGTCTGCCGCTGGCTTCAAAGTCTCGTAACCCCAGTCCACTAGATTAGCCGCAGACATGGAATAAGATCGTATAGCACCGTCTTTGTGCCATGATCTAGGTTGTACTATTGTCATGGTAACGATTGTGTCTTCGTTACCGTATCTGGAAAGAGCCCCTAGACTATATATGAGAAGCTGAGTATTGTTCTCTACGTCTACAGGAAACTTACCTGATTTTAAATCTATGATTTCTAATTCTTTCTCTCCTATCAGGATTGCATCTGCCGTTCCCCAAATGTGTTCTGATATTTCTTCCATGCTGACTCTCTCTTCTATCAGCATCTTGGCATTTAATTCTTCTTTTCTTTTATTGACGTAATCCACATAGACTTCAGCACACTTAATCATGTCTTCGTCAACTTCTATCTCAAAATCTTCTACGCTTTCTTTTCTACCCAACCAATAGTCTTGTAGTGTTACGTTTTCCAAACGATCTTTTAATAACATCTCTGTCATACTGTGTACGAGCGTACCTGTAGCAGCTGGCAAGCTTGTTGAATAAGGGACTTCCATAGCTAGGTTAGGCATACCAGGACAAGCCATCCATATCTTTGAACCACTAGGACTTAGTTTAGCGTGCGCCATTGTGTACCAGTCTTCCCTTCTCGTACTCTTCTATATAATCTATATCGTAAAGCACCTTGCCACCGATCTTAAAGAACTCAGGCCCTTGTCCTTTACCCCTTTGATTCTCTAGGGTTCTAGGACTTATCTTCCATCGTTGCGCTAGTTCTCTCGTGTCAAGAAATTTGCTGGTTTTATCTTCCATATTTTCCATTATTACTCCCTTCTGTACTCTTTGATTGCCAATAATACATTTTTTAACTAGAATATCAACAAATAGTGATGAAAAAGTTTAAAAAAGATAACAAAGCCACCAATCGTCAGGTTGGAGGCGATCACTATAGGAGTCTGAAGATCACTCCTACGCAGTATATATATGCTAATGATCTGTCTTGGAATTTGGGTAACTGTGTTAAATACATAACCAGAAACAAAGAAGACAAGGTAGAGGACTTATTAAAAGCAAAGCATTATATAGACTTGGAACTAGAGATGGTCTACGGATGCAATCCCGAAGGTATACGGGAGGAAAATAAATGAGCCAATATATAGATAAGGTAAAGATAGATGGCAAGACTACGAGCCTTAGAGACAATCCTTGCATATCAGTATGTAGCTTGACGTATGGAGCTGGAAACAAATGTATTTGTGGTCGCAGTTTAAGTCAGGTTTCTAACTGGAATGGTTATGATGATGTCACTAAGAAGATAATCGTAATGAACGCTATAGAAGATAAGGAGTCTTTTCCAAGACAGAAACTTACCTTCTTAGCGGATGAATACGATATATCTATGGACTCTGCCAAACAAATCTTTGTCACAGACAGAAAGGAAACATAACATTATTCACCATCAATAATGTTCTGTATGTGTTCTCCTACAAGGTTTGCGTTGGCTATCGCTTTGTCTTGATGAATATGTGCGTATCTTTGGGTGGTTGCCTGATCTCGGTGGCCTAATAAATTACCTACCTCTGATAGATTAATCTTTTGCAAACTCCAAGATGCGTAACTGTGTCTGATATCGTGCAGTCTTATGTCCTCTAAACCAATAGTTTGTTTGATTGTTTCCCACGTTCTTCTCGGTGTTTTAATACCAATGATGTATTCAGAGGAACGATCTTGCTGGTTGATTATGTCCATTGCCATAGGTGTTAGATGGATAATACGATCCTCTCCGTACCTGTCTGTCTTATGATCCTTGATAATAAGTGTGTTACCTACTAGGTCAGTCCACTTAGCTTTGGCTATCTCCCCCTTCCTTGCACCTGTTAGGATTAGCAACCAGATAAAGGCAACCGATTTCTGATAGATTTGGTCATCTTTTAATTTATTCAGCTGATCTCTGACTGCTAACAGTTCTTCATTCGTCAAGTATCGCTTGCGTTTGTTCTCCCTGTTCTTGGGTATATTGGTGCTTGGGTTTATAACTACCAATGATAATGTAATGGCTAGGTTATAAATCGCTTTTATAATAGATAAACACTTATTAGCCAGAGAAGGTGCTCTGTCGCTAATATCAAAGTGTAACTGTGCTATGTCTCCACGAACAATCTCGTCTATCTTCTTATCGCCCAATACAGGACTGATATTCTTTTTATAGACTTGCTCTATCTTGTCAACAGTCTTGATTTGTCTTCTTTTAAGGTCTTTGACATAGACCATAAACATTTCGTCTAAAGTTTTCATAACATCTCCCTAATGCGTTATTAGGCAGTATAGTGTACTTTATCCAGTATGTCTAATA